ACCCATACAGTATATGCAATAGCATATTTTAATGACGTCATATACAGTTCGATTTTTTACGAAAATGAGGACGATGCGGAACAGTTCGTAAATGACGGTATAGGCGAAAAAATTATAAAAGTACATCTGTCAGACGAATCATATAAAGTGTTAAAGAGAAAAGGAGTTATAAGATGATAAGACCTGAATATGCAGTTACAGCAGACGGCAGACAGCTTGATGCTACAACAATTACAGATAGTTACATAAAGGCTGTAAATATAAATAGAAGTATTATAGCGAACGCTCAGGTAGCACAGATATCTTTATATACAGTGTGCAAAGGATTGAAAGAAATGCGCGATGGTAAGCTATATAAAGAACTGGGGTATCAGAATTTTAAAGATTATTGTGAAAATGAAGTAGGAATGTCTTATGATATGTCACGCAAATATATTATGATTTTTGAAAATATTGACCCAAGTCAATATTTTGAGTCAATTGGAGTATCAAAACTATATCTTCTTTCGACTCTCTCAGAAGAAGAACGCACTGAAATTACTCAAACTACCGATCTCGAATCTGTTTCCAAACGAGAACTTGAAGAAAAAGTCAAAGAAATCAAGGAACTGCGTGAGAAAAATAATGAACAGGGTGATTATATACAATCTCTTGAAATTCAAAATGCCGAAAAAGACAGCGACCGTAAACGCTTATTGGACGAGCTTAATAGTCTAAGCAGGCAGCGTGATGAACTTTGCAGACAGATAGAAGAACTTGAAAACAGACCTATTGAAGTTGCAGTTTCCGAATCGGATTCTCATGAAATTGAAAATCTTAAAAAAGCTATGAAAACCTGCGATGATCAATGGGCAAAAAAATATAATGAGCTTCAGGAGGATACGGTACTTCGGACTCGAGAACTGCATCAGAATTACAAGGCACAAATAGACAAGCTTACTGAGGACTACGAAAAAAAACTTGCAGAAATGCCTCAGCCTGAAAAGACGGAACAGTTTTCTGTACCCGATATGAAAGAAACCTTTAAAGCATATTACAGTATGGTTTATAATTCATTTACAAGCCTAATTAACTTTGTAAAAAAACAGAAATCAGAAGATAAAGCTTTCTGCAAAGAAAAAACTCAGAAGCTTATAGAAATTATGAAACAAACGGAGGTATAAAAATGTCAAGATTATTTGATATTTCTCAAGATTTTGAAACACTGTTTGATCAGTTTGATTCAATAAGTGAATATGAATTTGAATTGAATGAAAAAGGTGAACCGATCGATGATGACGGAAATGTTGTAGATCCGGAAACTGCAAAAGCAGAAATGTTTGAAGCTTGGTTTGATACTCTTTCAGGCATTGAAGAAGAATTCGATTTGAAAGCAGAAAATCTTGCACAATATATAAAATGCCTGAAAGCAGAAGTCGAGGTTATTGACACAGAAACGAAAAAACTCAGGGAAAGACGTGACAGTAGAAATAAGCGTATTGAGCGTCTTAAAATATATCTGATGAATTGCATGCAAGCAATAGGTGTTAAAAAAATTGATATGCCAAAGGCAAAAATTACGATCAGAAATAATGCTGCCAGACTTAAAATTGATAATGAAATAGAATTTATAAATATGCTTCAAGACCATGGGCGTGATGATCTTCTTAAATATAGTTTACCCGAAATCAAAAAATCGGAAATTAAAAAACTGATAAAATCCGGTGAGACATTTGACGGCGCACGTCTTGAAGCAGGTCAGTCTGTAATAATAAGTTAAGGAGGAGTTCTAATGGCTTTTACACAGGTTACAAGAGAGAAGAGTAAATTAAGACTTGCACTTGCAGGTCCAAGCGGTGCAGGGAAAACATTGTCGGCATTACTTATGGCCTATGGTATAACCGGAGATTGGGGAAAAATTGCTCTTATTGACACCGAACACGGCAGAGCAAAATTTTATGCAAACCGTTCGGATTTTGAAACAGGAACATTTCTTTATCAGGAAATGTCTGCGCCATATTCTCCTGACAAGTATAAGCAAATGGTTTCGGAGGGTGCTGAAACTGTCGGTGGTGATGGTGTTGTAATAATCGATAGTTTTTCACATGCATGGGATAATGAAGGCGGAGTTCTTGATATAAAATCTTCAATTGAAAGAACACAGTCGAATAAAAACAGCTTTTCAGCATGGGATGAAGCCGGAAAAATCCAAAACAATCTTGTCAATGCGCTCCTTTCTGCAAACTGTCACACCATAGTTACAATGAGAACTAAAATGGCTTACGCTATGGAACAGAACGAAAGAGGGAAAACTGTGCCGGTAAAAATAGGGCTTGCACCTGTTCAGCGTGAAAACACTGAATATGAATTTGATATCGTGCTTAATATCGCAAGAAATCATACTGCATGTGCTGCCAAAGATACAACATTTTTAGATTCATGGAGTGGAGTAATTACTCCCGAATTAGGAAAATCTTTGAAAGAATGGCTTGATAACGGTGTTGAACCGGAACGCTGTACAGATTGCGGTCGGCTTATTAAATCCACACAAGGACGAAGTATTCACGAAATAGCAGAAGGTACACTAAAAAATTATGGTCGAAAGTTATGTTGGAACTGCATGGCAAAGGAAATCAACAAGCATAAGAAGGAGGTCGAAAATAATGCCGCTAAGACCGTATCAGGAGGAACTGATAAACAAACTTCGTAAAAGCTGGATTTCCGGAAAAAAAGCGCCCTGTATAGTACTTCCATGCGGAGGCGGTAAATCTATAATAGCGGCAGAAATTGCAAAGCGTGCAACGGATAATAAAAACCGTGTACTGTTCATAGTGCACCGTAAGGAACTTTGCGAACAGATTGAAAATACATTCAGGCGGTGGGGTGTTGACATGCTCCGTTGTACTGTTATGATGGTGCAAACTGCTGCACGGCGTATAAGCAAATTGCCGCCGCCGTCTCTGATTATTACGGACGAAAATCACCACAGCAAAGCATCTACCTACAAAAAAGTTTATGAAGCCTTTCCTAATGCTTATCGAGCCGGAATTACTGCAACGCCTGTCCGGCTTGATGGTTCAGGGCTAAGTGATGTCAATGATGAATTGATCATAGGGGTATCGGCCAAATGGCTGATAGAAAATAATTGCCTGTCACCGTATGATTATTATGCCCCGTCATTGGTTGATCTTACCGGAATCAGTATTAAAAAAGGAGATTATGATATTTCATCTGTTGAAAATCTGATGCTTAGAAAGGCTATTTTCGGCGATGTTATCAAATATTATAATCAGCTCGCAAAAGGAAGGCAAGCAGTATGTTATTGTACTTCAGTGCGTCATTCTATGGAAACAGCAATGCAGTTTAATATGGCTGGTATTGAAGCCGCACATATTGATGGCAGTACGCCTAAAATAGAACGTGAACGTATTATAGAGGATTTCCGCAGAGGAGCAATTGATGTATTGTGCAACGTTGATTTAATCAGTGAGGGTTTTGATGTTCCCGATTGTGAATGTGCGATATTGCTTCGCCCGACCCAGAGCCTAACTTTGTATATTCAGCAGTCCATGAGGTGTATGAGATATCGCAAAGGAAAGCGGGCTGTAATTATTGATCATGTAGGAAATTACGCACGGTTTGGCATGCCTGATGCAGACCGCACATGGACTCTTGAGGGCAGAAAGAAAAATAAAAGTAAAGCTGCTGCTTCTGAAGAAATAAAAATTAAGGAATGCCCCGAATGCTTTGCAGTTTTCAGTCCATTTGATAAAGATGGAAATTCTGTAAATATATGTCCTGAATGTGGGTATCTTTTCCCACAAAAAGAAGCAGCGGAAATAGAACAAGAACAAGCAGAGCTTACAAAAATTGAGGGATTTGTATTGAATTATAAAACACCTGAAGAGTGTAATTCGTACGGGGAACTGCTGGAATATGCTAAAAGTCATGGCTATAAAAGCGGATGGGCGTATTATCAAGCAAAACAGAGAGGAATGATAGCATGACTGAAGAACACGCTATACAAAATGCCATACGTTTGGCACTTGCTGACAGCTGTGTGATTTTCCGCACAAATGTTGGGTCGGGATGGACTAAAAACGGAAGCTATTTAAGTACCGGAGTCCCTAAAGGATATTCTGATTTAAATGGTCACCGCAAATCTGACGGCAGAGCTGTTTACATAGAAGTAAAAACAAAGTCCGGCAAGGCAACTAATGAACAGAAAACCTTTATAAAACAAATGAAAGAAACCGGCGCAATTGCAGGAATTTGCAGAAGCGTGGAAGATGCAATTAAATTAGTAAATGGAGGATAAAAAATGGGATTTTCAACTAATTATGAAAATGTAAATGACGATTATGGAATACTTCCTGAAGGAGACTACGAAGTAATTATACGTAATATTGAGGAACGTACCACAAAAAAGGGCTCAACAGGTTTAAATCTTTCACTTGTTGTAAGAAATGATATTGAGCAGAAATTTAAGGACAGATATATTTTTTATACTCTTTGGAAGAAAAAAGAACCCACAGATGCAGATAAACAAGTTCAGGGATATATTTTTAATCAGATCATGAGGTTGGCAAAATCCGCAAAACTGCCAAATGGGAAAGCTTACGAATCCGTAATGGATTTGTGTAAGGATCTTATGCACCGTCCTATAAAAGTTACTCTTGAGCACCGAGAGTGGAACGGACAGCAGCAGGAAAATGTTAAATATGTCAATGCTTCTGAATATCCTGACTGTAAGCACGTTTTTAAAGAAAAGAAACAAGTTACAACTGATACTGTAGCTGCTCCACCTAATGAAAGTTTTGCAACAGATATGCCTAAACAGCCGGAGAATCTTTCTCTTGGAGATTTGGATGATTTTGAAGAAATTGTTAGTGACGGAGAAGTTCCGTTTTAAGGAGGACAAATGTACGAATTTATACCGGAAGAGTTAAAAAGATTAAGAAATTGGGTTTGCTGGAAGGCAGAACCTGATCCAAAAGCACATAGCGGTATTAGTAAAAAACCGATCAATCCATTTACAGGTGGTCAGGCACAAAGTAATAATCCTGATACATGGGCAGATTTTGAAACTGCTGTTCGAGTATCGTCCGACTTTGCTGGTATTGGATTCATGTTTGATAAGAGCGGTTATTTCGGAGTGGATTTAGATGACATGCCCGAAGCTCTTGCCGATTTTCTTAACGGAGGTACAAACAATGTAATTGCAGAATTTGTAAATACCCTGCAAAGCTATACGGAATTTTCACAATCAAAAACCGGCATACATATAATTTGCCGCGGCCGTCTACCTGAAGGGAGGAGACGGTCAGGTAAATTTGAGATGTACGACAGCGGTCGATTTTTTGTTATGACCGGTGATTACTGCTCTGAATTTATCAATATTTCAGATGGTACAGAGGCAGTAAAACCACTTCATGACAAATATCTTATGAAAGGCAAAAATAATACCAATTCGAACGGGAAAATTGATTTTGTCACCCCGGGTGGGCAAAATCTTAGTCTTTCAGCAAATGAAATAATTGAAAAAGCGCGAAACTCTCAGAATGGTTCTAAGTTCGAAGCGTTGTACAAGGGTGATATATCAGGTTATGCTTCACAATCGGAAGCAGACATGGCTTTTTGTAATATGCTTGCGTTTTGGTGCGGCAGAGATGTTGAGCTTATGGACAGCATTTATCGCAGCTCAGGGCTTATGCGAAGTAAATGGGACAGAAAGCAGTCCGGGAGTACATACGGTATGCTGACTCTTCAAAAAGCTGTTTCTACTTGTCAGGATATCTATTCACCTCAGAACTCAAGTACTTACAGTATATCTGTAGGTTCTAAACAATCAAAAAAGAAAAAGCTTTATTCTTTTGACGATACAGGAAATGCAGAACGGATCTTTGATAATTACGGTTACTGTCTTAAATATAGCTATGTTGACAAACGGTGGCTGTATTATCGTGACGGTAAATGGAACTATGACAATATAGGTGAGATATATCGTGTTGTGGACGCTGCTCTTGAAATTATGAAAAATGAAAATACTCTTTGGGTAGAACATGAAGGTGGTATGTATTATGATGACTTTAAAAAACATCTTAAAAAAACACGTTCAAATAATGCTAAAAAAGCAATGATTAAGGAATTGGAACATCATGTACCGATTTTGCCGAAAAATATGGATACTGACAAAATGCTTGTTAACTGTAAAAATGGAATTATTGACCTTGCTAAAGGACAGCTTATTTCTCACAATGCAGAAAGGTTTATGACAAAAATGCTTAACGTCCCTTTTAATGATAATGTAGGTGAACCTGTATTATGGTTGAATTTTCTTAATGATATTTTTAATAACGACCGTGAACTTATTCGATATATCCAAAAAGCGTCCGGATACAGCCTGAGCGGTCTGACGTCAGAGCAGTGCGTATTTTTTCTTTACGGTACAGGAAGAAACGGCAAATCTACATTTCTTGAAATTATTCGTTACATTATGGGAGATTATGCTACCAACATTCAACCTGAAACTATTATGGTCAAGCCTTCAGGCAGCAGTGCAAACAGTGATATTGCACGTCTTAAGGGTGCAAGACTAGTTACCTCAGTGGAACCTAACGAAGGAATGAGGATTAATGAGGGGCTTTTGAAACAGCTTACAGGTGATGATATTGTTACTGCAAGAAAACTGTATGGTGATGAATTTGAATTTAAGCCTGAATTTAAATTATGGATGGCAACAAATCATAAACCAATCATTCGGGGAACTGATACTGGTATATGGCGGAGAATCCATATTATTCCGTTTACTGTTTCTATCCCTAAAGAAAAGGTTGATAAAAATCTAAAATACAAGTTAAAAGCCGAATTGCCTTCGATCTTGTCATGGATGGCAGAGGGGTTTAGATTATGGCAATCGGAAGGACTGGATATGCCAAAGGTTATGAAAGATGCTGTTGATGATTACCGCCATGAAATGGATGTAATTTCCGCATTCACGGATGCTTGTTGCATAACGGAGGGAGAAGTCAGAGCAAGTGTAATTTATGCGGCATATTCAGAATGGGCTAGTGAAAATAATGAATATCGTATGAGCAGCACGAAGTTCGGCGCTGAATTATCAAAACGTTTTGAAAAGTTCAAAGGAAAAGGAGGGTGCGTGTACTACAAAGGCATTACAATTTCCGAAAAACAATCATATTCTGTTTCAATAGGATAACGGAGGGTATAGGAGGGTTAGAGGGTTTTTCTTATTCCTTTACATAGAAAAAAAAAAATAAAAAGAATATAGAATACCGTCCAAACTCTCCATAACCCTCCGATGGAGAAAAATATGAATCCTTATAAAATACAATCAAAACTGAAATTTGATTTTAATAATCCGGAAGATTTTAAAAAGCTTGAGAAAATGGCTTATGATGTGACAATAGATATTTCAGAATTTCCACCTGCGGCATACAGATATTTCGACCAATTGAGGATTATTTATGCTGAATACAAGTATGACAATCTTCCTAAAGAAGTTGCAGCAACTCGTAAAGCAAAAATTTATAGTGATTATAAAGAAACTATATCAGCCTATAAACAATGGTGTTCGGTATACAAATCGTATCAGGATAATGTCCGCAAGGCAGGAACGCTGATTAATGATATTGAAAAATCAGACAATGCGGAAGATATCGCCGTATTGGCATGCGAGGTAATAGGTATTATGACAGGTGACGCAAGTTTTACACAAAGGCAGAAGAAAAAATTAAAAGGAGGATCTCATGAATGAGATAAAAATGACGGTTAAAGAAGCCATAGAACAATTAAATGACTTAAAGCGTGACCGTGAAGGTTTTGCTAAAAATGATGAGCCTGATTCCGTGTTTGCTTATGATATTAAGGCGATTGACGTGGCTATAACGGTTATGGAAATGGTCATCGACGAGATGCCAACAATCGAAGCTGAGCCTATAAAACACGGTGAGTGGAAACAATGTTTTAGAGATTGTGGAAAACAAATTGAGGGAAATGAATGCTCCATTTGTGGGATACAAATTTATGGAGGTAGTATGGATATGTTTGTTTATTGCCCCAACTGCGGAGCGAAAATGGAGGAATAAAATGGTAAGATTTACAGAACGTGATGAACATGGTGATTTATACGTTAAGGAACATGATTATATTTCTGCTAGTAAGAAACTAGCAGAATATGAAGATACAGGTTTGACACCTGAACAGATTATTCAGATGGAAAGAGAAAATATAAAATTAAATAAACAAAATGAGGAAATCCAAAACAGCAAAATTAAATATTACTATCGTGCTAAAGATGCTGAGGATAGGTGTAAAACAACCGAAAAACAAAACAAGCGGTTGAAAGAATTATTGAAATTAGCATTTGAAGAAATTGAACGATTTTATGAGTTGAATACTGGTGTACGAATCGTTACCTGGAGGTATCCAGAAATAAAGTTTGATTTTACGTTAGATAAAAATGATAGGCAGATTTGGAAGTACGCCGATGAAGTTGAGGAGGTATTGAAAGATGAATAGAGAGATATTGTTCAGGGGTAAGCGTGTTGATAGTAGTGAATGGTTTGAAGGATCATATTGGCTTTCACGTTCGGCGGTCAGAGAAACAACTTACATAACGGATGGCTATGGAAATTTATTTTGTGTTATCCCCGAAACAGTAGGACAATATACAGGTCTGAACGATAAGAACAACGTTAAGATTTTTGAGGGGGATATTTTAAAATTCAGATCGGGAATTTATTCTGTTGAATGGGATAATGAACACAGCAAATTTTTACAGAGAGACGGGCAATTTAGCAGAGAACTTCACATTTGGATTGCAAAATCAGAAATTGTCGGCAATATCCATGATAATCCCGAATTGCTAGGAGGAGATTAAATGTATTACAAAATAAAATATCAAGGTGTAGCATTTGTGGAATGCGAAAATGAAGAACAAGCACAGGAATTATTTGATAATAAAGAATATTTTATGAACACTATAGGAAGTCAAAAAGCGGAAGTATGTGATAATGAAGAAATAGAATTTATATCAATGTTTTATACTGAAAATGATGATGAGGGAGAAGAAAATGAATGAAAATTTAAAAGTATGCCCTATATGCGGCAAAGTAATAGGTTTTAATTCTTATTTCGGAACTTATATTTGTGAAGAATGTGGTTGGGAATGGAGTAGTAAATATGAATGAAAAATTAAAATTAAAACCGTGTCCGTTTTGTGGAGGTAAGGCGAAGTTCAGAACCATATTAAACTATTCTTCGCATTCAAATGTTGGATTTGATTTTGTAATCGAATGCGTAAAATGCAAAACATCATATTCGAAAACATATACAATTCGATTTGAATTAGGCAACAACGGAGAAATCAAACCGATTCTTGACGGCAGAGAAATTGCACTGCAAGCATGGAACAGGAGGACTGAAAATGCCGAAGTATAAAATTTTTGTGGAAGAAACCGTTAAATTAAAACATTTAATTACCGTTGAGTGCGATGAAGATATCATAGAATATATTCCTGATCCTGATGATTATGCAGGGGGAGAGGTTAGCGATTATGCATACAACATGCTAGATGATATTGACGGTTTAACTGTTTTGTCTGTTGAAGAAGAAATAGATCGTTATGACTGCGATTGTTTTGAACTAGACGATATCATCCCATGTGAAGAGGGCAATTAAACGCTGAAATCACCGCCTAGAATGCGCTGTAATCAATTTTGAATGTGTTATAAGAAATTACAGGGTTAAAATCAGAACGCCTAAAAACAGGCGTAGAATTGAAATATGGAGGTAATGAAAATGGAAACTAGAGAACAAATATTACGGAGAGATTTTTCTGATGAATTTATTGCAAAAATGAAAAATGCTATTGAGGTGTCCCATTATA